GGAAGCGTTGTGGGGATTCAAATTGCAAGCGGCTGCGGCCTTAGTTCTGCTGGGCAGTTTGATGCTTCGTGCGCCATCCAAATCCAAGACAACCCCATGAAATTTAAGGCGGGGATAAATTTTGGGTCAAACTCAATTGTTGGAACCGATGGCATAACGGGGACGGGCGTGGCAATTTCTATGGCTAAAGGCCACAAGGTTATTTGGTACAACAGCGCGGGAGCCGAAGTTGGGGGCGTGTGGTCGCAGGCAACTACGTCAGCTCTAGGGACAAAAATTGTTTTTAACGATGTAGGTTTAACCATGGTGTCGGTTAGTGGCGCAAACGCAATAGCGTATTTTACCCCCGTGGCATCTTCAGTAAATTGGTTGCAATTCACAGCAGCCGCAACCGGTGACCCGCCGCTTATTGCGGCAGCAGGAACCGATACGGATGTTGACCTGCGACTCGCCGCAAAAGGCGCTGGGGTGCTTCGATACGGTACGCATACGGCGGGTGTTGTAGCGCAGGCAGGCTACATCACAATCAAGGATTCTGGCGGCACAACGCGCCGACTGCTAGTAGGGTAAGCATGGACAAGACTTTCAAAATTGAATTTACGCAGGCGCAGCTGCAAGTGCTAAACGACGCGCTGGGCGAAATGGCGTTTAAGCTAGCCGCCCCGCTGGTTATGCACATCAACCAAGAAATTCAAAAGCAATTGCAGCAAGACCCCGAATGACCAACCTCCAACACCTAGCCATCGCTATCGCACTCCAATGCTTCGTTGGCTTGGTGACCGCCAACTGGTGGGCCGGCGCAGCACTTGCCGCGGGCGTCTTTGTTGGCCGCGAGCACGCGCAGGCTGAGTACCGTTGGATCGAACAGTTCGGCGAGCACATGCGGGCCAACCTCAACCCGTGGGACGCTTTGCAGCCGAAGATGTGGGACGTGCATAGCTGGTTTTGGAACCTGTCGCTGCCAGTCGCGGCGGTGCTCGCAATCGCATGGTGGCCTAAATGACTATTATCGTACCCACTAGCAGCTTCAGCACGCCGGTCACGGCTGGCGACCAGATTAACGGCGCACTGCGCCTGCTGGGCCAGTTGGCCGAGGGCGAGACACCATCGCCCGAGACTTCCGCCGATGGCTTGACCGCGCTTAATCAAATGCTGGACTCGTGGAGTACTGAGCGGTTGGCGGTGTACAGCACCCAAGACCAGATTTTCACATGGCCGGCTAACACCATCAGCCAAACGTTGGGACCGTCTGGCGACTTTGTAGGCAACCGCCCGGTCCAGCTAGATGATTCAACCTTTTTCCGGGACGCCTCAACCGGCATTTCGTACGGCATCAAGCTAATCAACCAGCAGCAGTACAACGGTATTGCGGTTAAGACGGTAACGTCAACTTATCCGCAGGTGATGTGGATAAACATGGACTATCCGAATATCGACATGTACATCTACCCCGTGCCGACGCGGGCGCTGGAATGGCATTTCGTATCGGTGGTCGAGCTGGCGCAGGCGGTATCGTTGTTCACGGTGCTGTCGTTCCCACCAGGTTACATGCGGGCGTTTCGCTACAATCTAGCGTGCGAACTAGCACCGGAGTTTGGCGTTGAGCCATCGCCGACCGTGCAGCGCATTGCGATGACCTCTAAGCGCAACCTCAAACGTATCAACAACCCTGATGACGTTATGAGCATCCCGTACAGCATTGTGAGCACGCGGCAACGCTTTAATGTGTTTAGCGGAAACTACTAAGTGAAGTCTCCAATCCTTGGCCAGTCCTACGTCGCCCGCAGCGTCAACGCCGCCGACAACCGCTGCGTTAACCTGTTCCCGGAAGCCACCCCCGAGGCTGGCAAATCTGCTGGGTTCTTGAACCGTGCGCCCGGCCTGCGCCTGCTCGCGACTATCGGCACAGGGCCTATCCGTGGCCTGTGGACTTTCGACGGTTACGGCTACGTCGTGTCAGGCAGCGAACTCTATAAACTCAATACTGCGTATGGCGCCACCCTGCTAGGCAGCGTATCGGGCACCGGCCCTGTCAGCATGGCCGATAACGGCACGCAGCTATTCGTTGCTTGCAATCCAGACGGATACATTTACGACGACACCACAAATCTTTTTGGGCAGATTACTGACGTTGATTACGCCGGCGCGGTAGCGGTGGGCTACCTTGACGGCTACTTTGTGTTCAATCAGCCAGACTCGCAGATTTTTTGGATAACGCAGTTACTCGGCTCATCAATTGCCCCGCTGGACTTTGCCAGCGCCGAAGGCTCGCCGGACGGGCTGGTCACACTGATCGTAGACCATCGAGAGTTGTGGCTGTTCGGCACCAACTCGGTCGAGGTGTGGTACGACTCCGGCAACGCCACCTTCCCCATTGAGCGCATCCAAGGTGCGTTTAACGAAATCGGCTGCGCTGCCGCCTACTCGGTTGCCAAGTTGGACAATGGCATTTTTTGGCTAGGCTCCGACGCCCGCGGCAACGGAGTGGTTTACAGGGCCAACGGCTACACCGGCCAGCGGGTGTCCACGCACGCGGTGGAGTTCGCCATTCAAGGCTACTCCGACTTAAGCGACGCGATTGCCTACACTTACCAGCAAGAAGGTCACGCCTTCTACGTCCTGATATTCCCCAGCGGCGGCGCCACATGGGTCTATGACGTGGCGACCAACTCGTGGACAGAGCGCGCCGGTTTCGCTAACGGCGCATTCACCCGCCACCGCTCCAACTGCCAAATGAACTTCAACGCTGAAATCATCGTGGGCGACTTCGAGAACGGCAACATCTACGCCTTCGACCTAGACATTTATGCCGACAATGGCGCCGAACAAAAGTGGCTGCGCTCGTGGCGCGCACTGCCATCCGACACCAACACCCTAAAGCGCACCGCCCAGCACAGCCTCCAGCTTGACTGCGAGACTGGCGTGGGCTTATCGACCGGACAGGGCAGCGACCCCCAAGTGGCGCTGCGCTGGTCCGACGATGGTGGGCACACATGGTCAAACGAGCACTGGCGCTCGATGGGGCCAATCGGTGCTTTCGGCACGCGCACTATTTGGCGCAGGCTCGGCATGACGACCAAAATTCGGGACCGGGTGTACGAGATTAGCGGCACAGATCCGGTGAAGGTCGCCATTATGGGTGCAGAGCTAGACGTTACCGCAACTAATGGCTAGCCCACCGACCAACATCCCGGCGCCGCGGGTTGGCTTTATCGATCCGCGCACCGGGTTAATGGCGCGGGAATGGTATCGGTTTTTCTTTCAGCAGTTCGAACAGGTAGGCGGTGGCGCTGGGCTAACGCACAATGTCCTCACAGGGCTACAGGGAGGCGCTGGGGGCAATTACTATCACCTAGGGCTAACTGACTACACCGGCAACGGTACAGGCACTCTGGTGCGCTCTACGTCGCCCGCGCTAGTCACGCCAGCGTTGGGGACGCCGGCTAGCGGGGTGATTAGCAACTGCACCGGCTCGCCTACGTTAGTGATTACTAACTGCACAGGCAGCCCGACACTGACCGCACCCCTACTGGGAACGCCAGCGTCCGGAATCATTACCAACTGCACCGGCACCCCTACGCTCGACATTACTAGCTGCACCGGCAGCCCCGCTCTCACGGCACTGACCGCTACCGGCAATATCCGCATTACCGGCACCGGCATTCTGGGCTATAGCGCCGGCTCGGGTGGTGCGGTCACGCAACTAACCAGCAAGACCACCGGGGTTACGCTGGATAAGTCGAACGGCAAGATTACGATGGAGGCTGCCACCGCCATTGGCGCTGGTGCGTCTGCCGTGTTCACGCTGACTAATAACTTTATTGGCGTCACCAGCACCATCATTGGCAACATCGCCACTGGCGGAACGGCTAATGCCTACACGATCGACGTGTTGACCGTGGCCGTTGGCAGCGTGGGCTTGCGAGTTACCAATATTACCGCCGGTTCCTTGAGTGAGGCCGTTGTGGTAAGTTTTGCAATCATTCGAGCCGTTGCGGCTTAGGTATCTCACATGACAGCATTTATCAGCCCGCCGCCTCGGTTGCAGTTTTTCACCAACGCCGGCGTGCCTATGGCCAGCGGGCTGCTGTACACCTACGCTGCCGGCACCACGACGCCGTTAACCACCTATACCGACTCGACTGGCTTAGTCGCCAACACCAACCCAGTTATTCTGGACTCGCGGGGCGAGGCGAGCATTTGGCTATCGACGGTTGGGTATAAGTTTAAGCTGGCGACGCCGGCTAATGTGGATATTTGGACGCAGGATAATATTGCGCCCGGCTCTAGCGCCTACATGACCTACACCCCGGCGGGCACTGGTGCGGTCACTACAACCGTGCAGGCTAAGTTGCGT